CACTAATCCATCTACTAACAGTATTTTCTGACTTATTAAAGGCTTCTGCAAAGAACTTATTTGATGCAGTACATTTACCATACCTATCACAAAAATTAGATACGATACCGTACATTAATTTAGCATTAGCAGATAAATCTTTATGGTGGAAGATATTCGCTGGAATTACAAAGTAATACCCATGGTCTTTATTCATAACTTGTTTGGTTTTAAGTTAATTTATTCTCTTTCTCTAACGAACAGCTTTAATATTTTTTCATTGCTTTTAAATGTAATATTAGATCCTGTATTATTTCCTAAAGTAAATGTAATCTTTTTCTGATCTTCCGTTGCATCTTCCTTAGAATTAGCAAAAACTATTGGTTCATCATTATCAAACTGAAAACACCATTCACAATTATTAACAATTACATCTACAGGTACTATTTCTTTTTTCTTTTTCTTAGCCATTGTATTTTGTTTTAGTATACTTTTCGTAAATTGATTTGTAAATAAGTTTCATGTAAAGATCGCTTTTAAGATAAAACTTAGTTGAATCATTTAAGTGCATAATTGTTGTTCTGTTTCTAAGATTAGGAACTATCTGCTCTACGTAATGTTCACTTATTTTATGGTAATCTTTAAGTATGTAGAAAAAAACTCTTCTTGCGTCGATAAGTTTTCGATGACGTTTAGGACTATAAAAATCATCAATATTAATCTCTAATTCTCGGCAACAAATATCTGCTAATTTATCAATATCACTTTTCAATATCATCTAGTTTGGTTTTAAATTTTGATTCACTTTTAGGTATTAATGGTTTATCACCTTTTATTACTGGGTCTAATGCACCACAACAGTTACAAATATATCCTAATGACTTTAACTTATGGAAAAATAGCTCAAGAAATGCCTCGTAATAATCTTTATAAATTCCTTCTTTAATATATTCAGGAAAGTGGTTAATATAGTAATACGTAAGAGTCCTATCCTTATTTATTTGTGAAGATATATAATCAGGTGATTGACCAAGCTCTGAACTCATGACATAAGCAACCATCATCCTAACTGCTGGAAGTGGAGTTACCCTACTTGCTCTTCTTATAGCGTTCGGGTTTACTCCTGTTATATCCTTGATTGCCTCAAATGCTATAGTCCATCTATAGTCATCGACAAACTTAGCTTTAGAAAGGGAGATCGTCTGTGACTTGTACTTTCTTGGCATTTTCTCCTTTTATGTAATCGTTTAAAACCAGGAAGTGAGTAGAATAACCTTGAGCTTCTTTACGCTTAACCAGTTTTAACTTTAAGGTTTCCTGCTTAGTACCATCCTTAGTAACAAAAGACTTCTTAAATTGTGCATTCTCTGCGTCTAATAAGATTTCTTTTAGCTGGGTTAAGTTAAGATCTACTAATAAATCCTCTCCCATTAATTGACCACTACCACAGAATTTTGATTTTTTCGTTTCCATTTTATTTGTTTAATTTATGTAATAAAGATTGTTTAAAATAATTTGCCACTTTTAGTTTTTTATGAATTAATGATACATCTACTTCGTCTTTATTTATCGATAGGTGAACCATCCTTAAAGATTCTTTTTGCCTAGGGTCATAACTAACAAAATACCAATCGTTGATTCCTGTTAATATCGCATAGCCTTGTATCTGGTAATAATATTCTTTCCTAGCTTTCCTAAAATCTTCTTTGCTAAGAAGTAAATTATCCAAATGAATAGACGAATTATAAGGACACTTAACCTCAATCCCAAAAGACTTATCTTTAGCAATACCATCAGGAGTTCCGCAAAAATAATCATTGTAAATAATAAGACCTGGCCTGATAATTTCAGTATCAACAAGATCGGAAAACATATTGATTGCTTCATCTTCATAAGAGTTACCCCAAGCTGTTGCGGCATTAGAGAATTGTGTTTCTTCGCTTGAATCTTCTATTAGGGTTTCTGTAACCTTTTCTTTTATATAAGTAATTGCTCCCTGACTAAGAACCTCTGTCTTAATCCTTGGCTCTGTCATTAGTCTATGAAGTTCACTAGGAGTAAACCTTCCGTACCTTTCCGACTTCCATTGGTCTGACCCATGAGGGATGTGCTTACTTGTTTGCATTTTGGTCTTTTAAGTAAATGAAAGCACCTATTATAAATACTACAAGTGCTGAAATAAATAAAAATGCAAGAGGAATAAATGCCTCATACCAACTAATTTTTATTAGGTCAATAGATTTTCCTATTACTAATACAGTTGTTATCAATAAAAACCAATTTATTATGTTTTCGGGTTTCATATTATTTATTTTTAGAGTTTACATAATCGTTTAATTCTGATGAAGTCCATAAAATATTACCTTTACTATCTACTGGATAATTCTTACCATTAGTATGTTTCTTAACCTTTAAATCCTCGATGCCTAAACTGTATAAAAATCTACCAACTCCAAATTTAACGGCTGCTCTTTTAAATGTATCTGATGCTAATCCCTTATCCTTCTCTACATTTGATTCCGACCCTGTATCTGATTTAGTTATTGCAATATTCTTTCCTGGAAAATGGCAACTCAACTTACAGAATAATTTACCATCTGCTTCGTGATATTCATCCTCCCATCCATCTACTCCAAAAACCTCGTCTAGTCTATCCATTACATCCCTAGCATCTACATAGGCAACACAGGTTGCTTTATAGTCATTAATACTTTGGATTCTCCATTTGTAAACCATAGGAGCTTTTAACTGTTTTTCTAATTCTTGATTTGTTTTCATTTGCTTGGTTTTTAATTGTTCAATTTGTGATTCTAAAATTACTACTTTACTGATATCGTTCTCAAGTGCCATAATCAAATATACTAAAAGTTATCGACAAAATATAATCATAAGTAACATTTAACTAAATTGTTTTTTATCCTAAATGCCTTATCAAATTTAACTAAATCCCTGTGGGTATCACGATAATAAATAATAGTAGTATGGTCTTTTTTAAATATTGAACCTAATTTCTTTAATCCAAAATTTGCATTAACCTCTAATAATAAACCTACTGCAATCATTCTGGCCTCCACAAGATCCTTATTTCTTTTCTTACCAATTAAATCCTTCATACTTATTTCAAGGGCCTCACAGGTAATATGGATAATAGTAGCAACATCATCAGTAGTTCTTTTTAGCCTACAGAATATTTTATGTTTTTCTTCTAAGCCTGGATAAATAAAATAACTCATAATCTTATAAATATTTAAATATATGTGCAATTACATCTACTGTCCAACCATTGCCTAGCATCTTATATCTTTGGCTATCACTTACATGGTTAGTGTAGTTATCTTTTACTGTTTGTAGGCGTTCACATTCTAAAGGTGTCAATCTGCGTATTTGATTATTGATTTTAGCTAATGCTTGACCAGAAAAATCATTGCCTTCGCTTCTGCCTCTTGCAGGTAAAGTTCCAGATTTATTATTGTCTCTCCACCTAAATCCTTCATCATATCTATAATCGCCACCTATTACTAAATTATCTTTCTGAACTGTAGTAAGTGAATTACTTTTTTGAATACCATTAAATTCTAATTTTTGCTCAATATTACCTTTTTCGCCTCTTCCACGCATTGCCACTATCTCAACAGCATTAGTATTTCCAGTATCTAAACAATAAGTTTTGCCATCTTTTCTAGTTAAATGACCTGTACCTCCTTTACCAGTTGTGGATGAACGTGGCATTGTATTATGTACTACAAAACTTGCACCTTTATATGTCCCACAAGAATGACCGGGAGATTGTAATGGATTTGATTTAACTGGATTAACATTTGATTTTTGTAAATTTTTATCGTTATTTATTATAGAATTTATTGCTTTATCACTTAAAAAATACTTATCATCAACATTGTTTTCTAAAACATCTTTTAACAAAATTCCTTTATCCTTTGGCTTCTGGATAATAGAAACTAAATCGCCAAACAATCCGCCTGGTTGCATACCAATATTAGTCCAATAAATCCTTTTACGATTCTGGGCAGATACTAAAGCTGAGTTAATATGGATGCCATTTACTCCTATTGCTTTACTTAATACCTTTTCCCATTTATCGCCCATCTCTACATTTTCTAACAAAAAGTATTTAGGTTTACATTCATTAAGCAATCTCATAAACTCCCAAAATAGATACGATTGCCCCTCAAACTCATAACCATCTGCTTTTAATTCCAAATAATAATCTAAGGTCAAAATCTCTGTTTCGCATTTTGTACTCATCCCCTTACGTTTACCTGCAAAGCTAAAGGACTGACAAGGAGATCCACCAATCAATAAATCAATCTTTGGCAAATCATAACCATTAACATTTACAACACTTCCTAATTGTTTAGTATCTGGATAATTAGCCATTGTAACCTGCATTGCATATTTATCAATCTCAGATGCAAAGTAATTATCTACTTCTATTTCTGCACGTTCCAATGCTTGTTGACCGCAACTCATGCCATCAAACAGGCTCAATACGTTTATACTCATATTCTTATCTTCATTCTTTTAATGTAATCTTTTCTACCAGCTGCATCAAAAATAGCTTCCCTTTCAGTATCTACCATTCTATCAGAAAATAAAAGGCCATCCTCATTTTTATAGATATTTATCCAAAAAGTTTGTTTTTCTAATTTCCTAACATAAGAGGTAGCTAAGTTCATAGTTAGTATTATAGATGCACCAAATCCTAGTAAAATACATCCAAGTATTGTTAAAAAAGTCATGGGTTAAAACATTTTAATTGGTTAGCTATATATAATTTCCAAGAAGTTAGTAAATCATTATCCATCGCATATACCGAATGTTTAGGCATTTTACCCTCCCAGAAAATAGTTTCTCCTGTAGGTAGCTGTGTTCTATTTATTAATAAAGTTCTCATAATTCTTTGCTTTTTAATAGTGCATCATAACCTCTAAATTTTGGCTCTATGGATAGTGTATAACCCATCGCATTAAAGTAGTTCCTCATTGTGTTTATTGTAGGGTTGTTACTGGATTCAATCATCGAGATCATTGCTTGAGTAACTTCCATTCTTTTGGCCACCTCTCTTTGGGTTAGACCTCTGTTTCTTCTGTAATCGCTTAGTTTCATTTTATTTACTTTTTAAATAGTTTTTAAGGTCAATATTAAACGCTTTAAGAGATTCTATATCCATTAGGCTAACAATGCCTATCAAGTCCATTATCTCTGCTGAGAATTCATCTAATCCATCTGCATCGTTATTTTTTAATTTAACCAGGTGGGATAGGTTTGTATTTATTTCTGAAATTGATTCTCGGATTCTTTTGATATGGTTTCTAACTAGGCTAGACTTTGCCACATCGGGAAGTTCCATATTATATTCAAAATCCATTAGTGTGGTTAATAACTTCATCCTGGACAAGCTATTCAATACCATTTCTATTTTTTCTTCTGTTAATTTCATAACTTTTCTATTTCTTAAATGTTTCGTTGTAATATTCTTCTGCATTTGTATTTGGTAAATAATTTATCCAACCTGTTCTATAAGCAAGTTCTATCTGTTGTTTTTCCATTTCTTTGGCTTGTTGAATTTGTTGACCATAATAAGTTGCAAATCTAAAATTATATTTTTCTGCAATTTCATTTACTAACCATTCTACTGCTGTTTGGGGTGCTTTTTCTTTTGGTGTCATAATAATTCTTTAAGTTCTGATAAATCTGCTTTTGGAAGTAGTGAGAAACAATTAAAATCAAACTGGATTTCTATTTTCCCAAAAACTTCTGTGTCTACTAATGAATTTGTTACCTCTTCTAATAAAATACCTTTAAATTGTCCTATCATTTTTATGTCTCTAATGGTATATATTTTATCTAGTACTGGTAAAGATACTTGGAAATCATAATTCTCTTCGTATCCTTCAAAATCACATTCGCATTTTATAAGATCACCTATTTCCATAAAAACCTCCATAATCTAAGTATTAATTCTACCGATCTAAAAGTTAAGTACAAGGTAAATATGACAATTACCGTAACTACTATTGCTTCAATTAGTTTACTCATAATAATTAGCATAATCTTTCCATAATCATTTCATTCATATCGTAGTAAAGTTCTTCCTGAAGAAGTTGTAATTCATCTACGGTTAATTCAGTTCCATCTTCAAAAATAGCGGAACTAATATAGGCATCGCTAAAGTCTGGATAATCTGTTGTATCTATCCCATCAATTTCTATACAGGACATATCTACTGCTTTGTTATTGATTAATTTTTTCATTTTCTTTTAAGTTTTGTAGTTTGGTTTCTAATTCTGTTATTATATTTTGTAATTTCTCTGCTGTTATACCTTCCTTTTGGTCATTCCAGAATTGTAATCTTCCTAATGCTGAATGATGAACAAGTACCTGCTCTAAAAGTCTCTGATAACCATTTTTATATGCTAAATCTTCCATCTTAGTTTAAGTTATATTTGTATTCACTAAATAAATCTCCAATTAATCTGTCTATAATGTACTCACTCATTTGAAATTTCTCATCATAAGTTAGTCCCATTTGAGTATAGTAATATCCAGATCCGTAATCGCTAGTAAGTTCATCTGCCTGGTCTTCGTCATAAATATCGCTTCCCAAAACCTTGCTATACTTTGCTTCTTTAAAAATACCATCCTCAACTAACATATCATTACCGTATCTCAAAAATACATGGGTAGGTATAGTTATATAATGAATAGTCTTTTCATATCCTAAAAGTATAGATATTTCGCAGAAATCGTCACCAAAAACTATCGGGGCATTAGGTTCGATTTTATAGTGGTAGGTAGAATCGTTTTTGAATAGCTCAAAGATTTCCAAAATCGCTTTCGTTTCCATTTCCATAATTAGTTACAATTAAGAAATACTGGTGAACCGAAAAATATCGGACTATTAAAC